GGGACCGGAAAGTTCCAATTGCCCTGATCGTCACGCTTACCCTGTTGTTCACGGGGCAGGGCCTGACCGCAGCGTGGTGGGCATCCAAGGCGGATTCCCGCATTGAGGTGCTGGAAAAATCCTTCGCCGCTGCAGGCCCGCAATCAGCCAACCAGGGCGAGCGTCTGACGCGGGTTGAGGAAAAGCTTGTCGCGGTCCAAGCCGGTATTTTGGACATCAAGTCAATCCTGCAGACCTACAACGAGAGACGAAAATAGCGGGGCGCGTGCCCCTCGGGGGCATGAATGCCGGGTGAAACTGTTCCTCTCAAAGAGCATCTTGAAGCCTTGCGGGATGCCGATCTCCGATTCAACGAGGAGCGGGACCGTCGCTATGCCGAGGTGAACATCGAGCGTGAGAAGGCGCTAAAGATCAAGGAAACCGCCGATCTCGCTGCACTTGGTCTAGCGCGTGAGATTCAAAACTATAAGGACGAAAAGGCTAACGAGCTTCGCGAGCAGATCAACAGCGAGCGTGGCCTATACGCGACCAACAAGGACATTGACCCGATCAAAGCCTACGTCTCCTCGCAGACCGGCCGCGGTCTCGGGATGTATGCGCTGTTCGGTGTAGTGATGACCTTGGTAATGGCATCCATCGCAGTTGCAGTCTTTCTGAAATAGACGGCCATGCCCGGCGTCGTTGTCGAAGCAGAATGTCTCGCCGCTGTCCTGATGGGCAGTGGCAACGAACTCAGCCTCCTTAAATCCGAAGGCAACACCATCACCACCAACCTGCATCCGTCACTCGGCAGGCTGGAGAGGGGCGAACTCTACCGCGTGACGTTCGAGAAGATACCGCGACCGGAAGGATAAGCCCCAATGTTAGCCAGTTCTGGCGAACTCTTGGAAGAGTCGATCAGCGGCCTCTGTGTAGGCCGAATGGGCTTCTTCTGCACTATCGTAGCTGCCAAGGAACTCAGATCTGTTATCGCGTTGGATATTGGCAATCCACTTGCCCAAACCAATATGCCAACTGACACCCTTAAAGCCGCTTGTGCTGTCTTTATGAAGACGAGCGTTGCCGAGATTTTGCGATCGTGTCGCTTGTCGCAGATTTGCAATTCGGTTGTTAGATGTGTCGCCGTCAATGTGGTCGATGTGCAGTGTTGGCATGACGCCGTGAACATAAAGCCACGCTATGCGATGAGCGTAATACCGCTTGTAGTTAATCGTTATTCGCCAATATCCGCGCGTGTGTCCAGTGCCGGCTCTTGATCCGGCGCGCATCTTGTCTCCGACGTTTACCTTCCATCGGAAAATTCCAGTATCTGGATCGTAGTCCAGAAGCTCTCTGACTGTTCTCGCATCCATCGCAAATAACCTTCTGCAAATCAGTTGGTGGAGGATACCATGCTAGCCTCTGTAATCACATTCTTGATCTACCTATGCATTTTAGCATTGGTTCTGTACCTCATTATTTGGGTTGTTCGTGACGTGATCGGCGTCCCCATCCCAGCCAAGGTAATACAGCTACTTTGGGTCATCGTCGCGCTGATCGTGATCCTCTGGCTTGTGCAGATGGTGCTCGGAGGCGGCGGGTTTCGACTACCCGTCATCCGATGAGATAGCTGCACCAAGCATTTGCCGAGGATGCTGAAATGAGAATCGATGTCTACCATCATTCTGTCGAGGCGCGTTGCGAGGTCATGCGACGCCTGGATGCCCTGGACAAAAAAATTGACCTCAGTATGGAGACCATAATGGCCACACTCGAAGAACTGAATGCCGCCCTTGCCACGATCTCAACCGAAGTGGATAAGGTCTCGGCCGATACAGAAAACCTCCTCGCCCAGCTCGCAGCCATCCCGCCGGGCGGCCTCACCCCCGAGCAGCAGGCTGCGATCGACTCGGCCGTGACGTCTGCGACAGCGATTGCTGACCGTCTCAAGGCGATTGACGACAAGGTTCCGGACGTCGCCTGATGCGCTGGATCATCCAAGTACTCTGCGCCTGCGTTCTGATCGCAACCTGCACGCAGGCGCGGGCCTTCGATTATCGACCAAATGAACAGCCCGTATTCGGGACGTTCTCGCAGAAATACCTCGATCGCCAGCAAAAGAAACGATGGAAGGTGCTCTGCAGGTACGACCGGCCGCGGGCCGCGAGCGAGGCGTACAGCGTCGGCAAGCCAGACCCGTGCCGGCGATGAGAAGCCCCGAGGATCGTCAGCTCCGCGCCGTATTTATCCTATTGGGCGGCGTTGTACTCTGCGCAGTGCTCGCTGTTCTCGGCCTGCTGCGCGTCTTTGGAATCATCTGAATTCGGCACCGCGCCGTCACCAACCCGCCGGTTCGTCTGGCCCGGCGGGAGGTTCGAAAGAGCCGCCCTCCTAAACTTGCCCGGCGCTGTCAAAGCGTCGGGTCTTTTATTGAAAGACCACAGCATGGCATTTGGACGACTAGGAGCGCTTGGGAGGGGCTTCGGCGCGCTGGGTTCCGGACTCCTTGGGAGTGCGAGTGGGTCGCCACCGGCTAATACGCTGGTCGCCGGATCTGGATCGTTCGTTCTGAGCGGCGACGCTATGACGCCACTAGTTGATCGCCTAATTCCGGCTGCTGTAGGTGCGTTCACCTTGGCCGGTCAAGACGTGACGCTGACCGGCCCATCTTTCGATAGTGCAACGACCGCATGGGAAGCCGCCGTGGTTACCGCGGGCGGCACCGTTAGCGGCACCCAAAAGACGCGCGTCGATACTCTTATCAAGGCTCTAAAGGCGCATAGCCTGTGGACGGTGCAGGATCGAATCTGGCTATTCGCATCTGAGAACGTGCAACAAGCCACGATCGACATCGTGAACCTGGCCACGGCGACAAACAGCGGGGCGACGCATACAGCAAGCCAAGGCTACGCCGGAAACGCTTCCTCGACATTCGTAGATACTGGATTTGGAGCGTCTGTTAATGGCGTAAACTACACGCGGAATAGCGCCTCTTACTCAGTTTACGTCAGGACCAGTCGGACAACCGCCGCCAATAAAGCCGCACTTGCATTTAGAGACGATGCAGGATCTGGGGCTGTTTCCCGCATCCTTCCCCATGCCGCGGGCAATGTCATTATTGCCGTAATCAATGGCACCGGCTTTGCCCAGACCGCAGATTCGAATGCGCAGGGTTTCTACACCGTATCTAGAACGGCATCGACAACGACGGAAGTTTACAAGAACTCAAGCTCAACCTCCATCTTCTCAGATGCGACAGCATCAACCGCCCTCGTCAGCACAACTTTCTATGTAGGCGCGGAGCATCTTTCGGGTGGCGGCAATACGTTTTTCTCCGACGATCAGATTGCGATCGTTGCATTTGGCCCCGGTCTATCTGGAGCCAACGCCGCGCAATTCCAGACCGATGTCAACGCCTACATGACCTCGCTCGGGACAAACGTTTACTAAAGCAAAGGAAATACAGATGGCCACGTTCAACAAATTCCAGCCCTTCGTCGAAGCGGTCGCGGAGAAGAAACATAATCTGGGATCCGATCAATTGGTGATTGCTCTAACCAATACTGTTCCGGTCAACACCAATGCGATTTTGACCGACATTACGCAGATCAGCTACACGAACCTATCCTCTCGCAACGTCACCACGTCAGCCTCTGCTCAGACCTCAGGCACCTATAAGCTGACGTTGACGGACGTGGTTCTGACGGCCTCGGGTGCTGTCGCTACGTTCCGCTATGCCGTGCTCTACAATGACACGGCAACGAATGATGATCTCATTGGATGGTGGGACTACGGCTCGGCCGTAACCCTTGCCAACGGCGAAACCTTCACGGTGGACTTCGATGCCACCAACGGTGTTCTGACTATCGTCTAATTCTCTTACAACGGCGGTAGTATTCAATGGGAAGTATGCGCTGGAAACGACTGCCCGGGGCGCCGTTCAACGGCGGTCTGTCACAAGTCGGCTTGAACTATATTGGAGACAGCGGGGCATACCCATTTTTGAACATGCTCAAGAGCATGCCGGCATGGTCGGTATCCGACAATAGCAGTAATCCCGTTCCTCCTGATATTCTCGACGATAATGGTTGGCCGATCGCTATTCAATTTGGTGGCGTGAAGGGCTCTATCCCGATGCCGTCGCAGACATCGCGGCCCGGCAACATCTGCATAACCTGGGATGGGACTGGAACAATCTCAGCGGGCGCTGGCGGGTCAACCCTGACCACCAAGACATTCACCGGATCGATCTCCGGCACCGTTCTCACCATCCCCGGCGCGATCACAGGAGGGCCGTTCCAGTACGGCGAGCGGGTGACGGGGACTGGCGTCACGGCCCAAACCATCATCATGTCGCAACTGTCCGGGACTACCTACCGGGTAAGCAAGAGCCAGACCGTCGCATCGACTGCCATGACGGCGAGCGGCGGGAGTTCGTCCAGTTCAGGCACGACCGATGCCGGGTTCTTCGCTTGCACAGCGGTTACTGCCACATTCATTTTCGGCATTACCGCGATCGGCAGCTCATCGGATTACATCAGCAACGTCCAGATATTCCATGTCGATGATGCTGCGCTTTTGCAGGCTGGCAACGTGTTTGGGCAGCAGTTCCTGACCAGGCTGGCCGAGGCCAACTTTGGTGTCATCCGATTCCTTAATTGGCAGAACGGCAACACCACCAACGTGACGACGTGGGCTACTCGGAAGCCCCTTACCTATTGGTCATGGAACGCCTACCAGTGGAAAAACTCACTGTACTGCAACGGGACCACCAACGTCAGCGCCGCCTTCTCTGCGGTGGCTCCATCTGCATGGCCCGGAACTGTTGGCGGCAAACCTCCTGACAAGACGCTGATCCACGTCAAATTTAGCGCGAGCAGTGCGAGCACCACGCCCACGCTCAAGATTACCGGCGGTGCTGGGGGCGACACCGGCGATATCCTGATTCTGAATGAGTACGCAGGGGCGCTTTCCAGCGGATCGAACTCCCTGATTGTTGGCGGAACATACCAAAGCATCGGAACGCTGGTGTATGACGCGACGCTTGACGCATGGATCAAGCAGGGCGGCGATATAGCGATGGCGTCAACGGGTATCGGTAACGGCGCTCCGATTGAAATCATGCTCCAGCTTTGCAAGGAAGCCAGGTCTCATCCGTATTTTGTCACGCCACCGCTTGCACTCGACCCTATGACGGACTTCGTTCCGGAACTTGCGCTTGCCTGCAAGAACTACGCGGCGGCGAACGCGCCTTGGATGATAACGCGAATCGAGGGGCCGAACGAGCTTTGGAACAATGGGCCGGGCTTCTACCAGACGCCTTATGCGACTGCCAAGGCCGCGATTAATTGGGCTGGTGGCAACTACCATTCTGAAAATGGCAAGTGGATGTCCACCATCGGACAGGCTTGCGCCGCGGTCTTTGGGCTCGGTAATCTCGATGTCACCTATCAGGTAATATGTGGCGTCCAGACCACTCAGGGCGGATCGACTTCGGGAAGTGACGAGAGGCTTTCTGCCGCAAAATATGTTGCGCAAGCTGCTGCTGCGCAGTCGCTTGTATGGAGCGGCGGTACGATCAACTTCACCAAAAGCGCCGCGTCGGGGTGGACATCGCATGTTGCTGTTGTGCAATACATCAGCCCGACGCGACGGTTCACGGCGCAGGAGCTGACGGACGGGTTTTCCTACTCGGTTACCAATCGCGGAAATTCCTCAGCGCAGGCCGTCTTGGCAGCGTCCTACGTTGACACGCTTACGGGCGCATCTGCCAACTACAATCTGGCGCAGAACAACGCCTATTACATCGCATGGAAGGCATGGGCCGCCGGATTCGGCGTTAACAAAATGTGCGGGTATGAGGGGAATTATTCCCCTGATCTTCTTCAGGGCCTCGGCGGCGGCAACGCCGTCAATACCGCTTGGTATTCCAGCGTCACAGGCGCAACCAAGGACGCGACCGGGTGCGTTCTGGCCCTGAATGCCAACTGCACCAGCTCAGAAACTTCGGCCAACGCGATACCAGGCAATCCAGGCGCAACGGGCATGGCTGTGATCATGTCCGGCGTCGGGGGCATGACGCAACTCAACAACCCCGGCCTGCGTTCCGTGACCTTCGCCAGCGGTGGATCGGCCAATATCAGCGGCACCAACACACTGATTCTTAATCAGGCGGTCTACTTCTACGGCACGCTGCCCAATGAACTGACTTACGATCTGAGGATACAGGGCGAAGTTCATTCTACGGATCAATCGATCCCGTATTACGTCGTCAGCGCCGGGAATCCATTCCAGATTTCTGCCACCCGCGGCGGCTCTGCGATCACCTTCAACTCAGCCGGATCCAGCGTGACGGCACAGGAATGCTGGTTCGTGCTGAGCGTTCCTGACGGCACCCACATGAAACTGGATGTGGATAGCAGCGCGTTCACCACCTACACGTCAGGTGGGTTCGCCATCTATGTGAACTCGCACAATTACAGCAACAATCTGCGCCACGCTGGCAAGTTGTCGCCTAATCTTGAGGGCTACACCACCACAAACTATGACAACTTTGTCGCTGCTGGGGGCGAGTTTCCATCAGCGTATCAATTCAGCGGAAAGTCGCCATCGGTCGATGTCTGGTCGATCAACGAGGATGTGTACGAGTCCCCGGTCCAGCCGCAGATGGCCGCGATCATTGCATTCAATCACTAACCCTTTGGAGTGCCCCAACCACTAACAGGCCCGCCTTCATCATCATCGACTTTGCCACGCCAAAATTGGTATGCGAGCCAGATCATTTTCGCGACGAAGAGTGCCGCGAAGAACAATCCGATGTAACGGAAAATCGAGTCCATCCCGCCACGCTACCCCACGTTGCCCCCTCCATCAACCCGGCAGATTGGTTAACGGCCCGGAGTTTGGCCATGACCGAGGTGGCCGTGCGGCTGCATCATTCGAAGGATCTCCAGTATCCGATCCCGGTAAAGGCCAGCCATCGCCTTCCCATGCTCATCGTCGCCAAGCGCGTCTGGCTCCTGCATTTCGATCAGGAAGCTGTTCAGTGCTACGCGAACGGCCATTGATTGGCCTTCGGACAGCATCGTGTTGCCGACTATGATGGTTGGCTCGCTCATGTCACTTTCCAGTTCTGCTCAACTCCGCTAGTGCCAATATAGCACGATCGGCCAGTCTGCCGGCATCTCGCCCAGAGCAGCCCAGATTGCGCGGTTCTTCCAGTTGTCCTGCACGTCGTGGTTATCCTTCAAGGTCAGCAGGTCGCCTGCTGTCGTGTAGTGGGGGCGATCGCCATAGGGATCTTCCTCGATATCCCCATAGCAGGTCTCGCCGTCGCTTGGGTGTCGTGCCAGGTAGCATGACAGCGGCTTCGGAATGGGCTGCTGCGGCAGCTTCAGAACCTCGTCCCAGAGGTCGCGGCGGCGCGCGCATGACCAAATCTCGTGGGCGCACCAAAAGTCCTTGCCGAGAAGTGGTAGAAGCCTCAAATCAACGCCCATCGTTCCGGTCTCCATTCGTAATCGGCAGAGCCTCGTCATCATTCTGATGGGCCGCAAGATAGGTCGCAACTATCCGCTTGACGAAAGCCGTGTCCTTTTCGTCTTTGTGCTTTCGGAGCGGCGTCGAGGCTGCAACCTGGAGGGCAACCAGACCGTCTAGTCTCTTGTAGATCTCCGCATATGTTAACCGAGTCATTTGGCTGTTCCCATCTCTACTGATGACCGGCCGGCGGTTGCTTCGTCTCATTGTCATTTGCATTCGGAACGTTGGGGTTCTGTGGATCAAACTTATCACGCCAAGTTCCCTTCTGCATCGGAATGCCCCTGAGCCGCTCCAAGATTAGATCGTTGTCGTTCTTCATGGTGCCGGTTTCCTTGCCAGATCGCTAGACCGACGGCCCCATCATGGGGCTCGGGGCCGGTTTTTCGTTGGGGCAGTCTGCGTCCCAACACTTGTAGCCCAGCCCGCAGGCGTGGCAGATGGCCTGCGGCATGCCGGGGCACTGATCGCCCTCCCGAGCCTCGCCAGTGACCTTCCCGACGACGGTAGTGCGCAGCATCCCCAGCAACACCTTGCGGCTGGCGGTCGCCGCGGCGCGCTCTATGCTGATTCCCAGAGCCTCCATGATGCGGACGACGGTGCGGAATCCGGGGTCTTTGATCTTGCCGGTTTCAATTTGAGAGATCAGCGCATTGGACACGCCGCTTTCCCGCTCCAAGTCGCGCAAGGTCCAGCCCTTGCACTCTCTGCCGACCGCTATCAGCTCGCCTAAAAGCATGGTCTCTCCAATTCAGTGTTTCGGACAGCCGGCCAGATCGAGAGGCATCATCGGGGATGGTAGTTCTCGAAGATCCCGGACAGTCTTGCGGCCTTGCCTACAAGGTCGCGAAGCTCCTTCCGTCCTCGTGACACCATCATCTCGACCGGGACCAACGAAACCCCCTCGGCCGTCAGGTACCCACTGGCATCCTTGCCGGCGAATACGCCAGCGTCGGCCAACTCCATCGTGTAGCCATGGGCTCCCGGCCGGAACCACGCACCTTCTCGCTTGATGAAATACTCGCCGTTTTCATTTACCTGCTTCTCCGCGGCGGCAAGGGATTTCATCCGGACCTTACCCCGCCCGAGGGCCATAATGATTCGCGGCTTCTTTGACATGGTTCCTCGCTTCGGTGTTTCGGTCTGTTTGAATGTCTGGACTAGGCGGCTTCCTGCTCGCCCTTTTCAAAGCCCACCGCCTCCATGCCGCATTCAGCGGCGGCTCGCACGATTGCCCCTGAGCCAGCAAATGGATCGATCATCAGCCCGCCGGGCACGGCGAACGGCTTGACCATCCACATAGCGACCTCTGGCGGGAGCTCCGCCCGGCGCCCGTTCACGATGGGCGAGGCTGTGATGTGGTCGAGGTCGGAGGCGGAGCAATCGTCCAGGGCTTTTCCCTTGCGGAAAGCGATCACGTTGACGCTGGCCCACTTCCAGCCGGTGGTCTCGACCTTCGTTCTGGCGGCCGGCTTGCACCACGTAGCGATGCGGACTGGCTCGAGTATGCCCCGGACGGACTCGACCATGTAGGAGGTTGACCTCCAGCTCGAGGCACACATGACCAGCATCCAGCGACCGCGCTCCAGCCGTAGGGCCGATTCTCGCAAGACAATGGCCACGGTAGCGGACAAGGCGTGTTCTGCCCCGGATCCTCCGAACGCGTAGGGAGGGTCGGTCACGATGAGTGCTGGCCGCCGCTCCTCGAGTATGATCAGGTCCAAGGCGTCGCCGCGTTTAATCATTCCGTCTCCATAAGCAGCCCAATGCTGCGTTTGCTCTTTCGGATAGCGGACGTTCGAATTGCTAAGTGTTGGTAGAGATTAGACAATCGCCCGATTGTGGCGTTCACCTAGGCACTCCGGGCCTCGTCTATTCTCTAACGAAACCAATAACTTAAAAATCCGTCCGCGATCCGTCCGCTATTCTGTCGCTGGTTTGTTTCTACGCGCTACGCGAAGGGCCATGACCTCGGCTGTAGCCTTGGCATCATTCCGGGAATAGTTCTGTGTTTGCGCGACGTTGCTATGGGTCGCGGCCTTCCTGACCATCTCCATATCGGCACCAGCCTCGGCGGCCTCAGTAATCGCGCCGCTCCTGGTGTCCATGTTCTTGACGCCCTTGGGCACGCCGGCCGCGGTCGCAATCTTCCGCCACTTCCTGCGGAACTCGGTGTTGTAGTAGGGCCAGGCATTGACCTCGCAAAGGATGACCGGGCCAGAGGCGGGCATGGCGGTGCGATCGGTCGAGCCGAACATGCTCTGGAACTCTTCCATGACCATCGGCGCCAGTCTCAGGTCGATCTCGATCTTCTTGTTCCGCTTGCTGGTGACGTGGCGCAGGATCAGGTTTTCGTCGATCCGCTCCCAGCGCAGTCCGGTGATCCACTTCTTTGTCTTCTTCTGGCCCTTGTACGTCTTTGTCTGGACGACATCGGACACGCCGGGCTCCTTGACCGGAACCCATTCCCCGATGACGTCACGCTGGCGCAGGGTGCATTCGAACTGGATGGCCTGGGCGAGGGCGATGAACGGCCAGCCGCGCTCGTGGGCCTTCTCCCGGATGGCTGTGGCCTGCTCGGCAGACAGGGCAACCTCCCGCGGCTTGGTGCCCTTGTAGCTTTGGCTGGACAGCGTGCCGGCAAGGCGGGAGCATTCCGCGTCGTCCAGCAAGCCGGCGCCGAACCGGAAGAGGGTGCGCAGGGTGGCGATGAATGCCCCGCCTGCCGATACCTTCTGGCCGTTGTCGCTCCATTCCTTATACCAGGACAGGATCATCCGGCCGGTGATCTCGGCCAGCATCACGTCGCCGAACCGCTTGTCGATCCGCTTCAGCAGCGCCGCCTTGCCCTGCCGAGCTTCGTACCGCTTCTTGTGGAACGCTGAATCGTCATCGTTCTGGTATTTGTCGATCAGGTTGCTGATGGTGACCAGCGGGACAAGTTTGCCGCCGGCATCGCGCTCCCGGCCCCATACGAGCATGGCCGATTGCAGATCGTTGCACTGCGAGGCGATTTCCAGATTGTCGATGTCGTCGGGCTCGACGCCTTCCCATAGCTTCTTCGCGCCTGGAGCGTAGCCGCGCTTCACCAGATCACTCCGGGCTTGCCAGTAGGCTACCCAGGTCTTCTTGCGCTCGCGCCATACCAAGCCCGGCGCATTCTCTATGCGGGGCGGCGTTCGGTCAGTCATTTCACGTCCTCCGGATCAAGCTTCATTTTCACGCAAAGACGCAGCAGTTTAGCAACGGGCTCGGGAACCGGATACTCCCCAAGGGCGTAGCCCTGAGAGGTTCGCCGGCCAATCCCCAGCCAATCCCCAGCCCTCTCTTGCGAGAGGCCAAGGACCTTGATGGCTGCTTTGTATTGATTGGGGGTCATGGCATGGCTCTCAGAGCGATCAGGACTGCTTCGTGCAGGTCCGCATCATCTGGGAGATGGACAATTTCGAGTAGCGCTAGCTCAAGGGAGCGACAGCGGCCGGATTCGAACTGGCACCTCGTATCCCTTGGAAGGGGGCTACGCGCTCTATCCGCAGAGATTTGAGCTACGCTGTCATTCGTTGCGTCCGCGATTGAGTTGGCGAGCGCCTTGATTGCTTCGGGTGTCATCCGAATACCTTGATCCCGCGGGCGCGGCAGAAGTCGTGGGCAGCCTGTGCATTCGCATAAAACCGCTCGCCGACCGTGAAATTGCCATGGCTCATGTAGCGGAGAAGGAAAGAGCCGGTCTTGGTCTGGGTGATGATGGCGGTTCCGAGGGTTAAGCGCATGTCCGTCTCCCGTTTGCTGATAGACACAACATACGCTATTCCCGCGTATACGCAAGCCCCGCGTAATCACGAAATGTTACAAGTCCAAGCCATTGCGCTTGTCGAGCCATGCCTTCACGGCTGGCCAATACCGCCGATCACCAAACAGGGGCTGCTTGCGGGGAAACCCGTACTTGGATTCCAGCCCCGGCAGGATCTTGCGCATATGCTTGTCCGGCACGCCGAGGCGACGGATCAGCTCGGCATCGCTCAGGTAGAGCTTGTCCTTCTCGCGCTCGATCGTCTCGGGTGCCGGGGTGGTCATCCTCGCACGGCCTCTAGAGCGTTGCGGAAGTCCTTCTCGTCCTCGCTGTAGTCGGCCAGCGTCACGATCCACGCCGCAAATACCAGCGCATCGGCTTTCGACATCGGGCCACGGGGCGGGTTCATGATCAGGATGTTATCGCCCTGCACGCCAACCATATGCTTGTTAAAGGTATCCATTTCTAATCTCCTTTGCTCTTTCGATCTTTCGTCATGTCCGCGAGAGTGCGGTGTTGGCTGTCAGCGCCGCATCGGCAATCTCCAACGCTCTTCCTACCGTCTCGACGTTATCAGCATTGTCTGCTGGCCGCAGCGCGCCTTGGATTCGAACTATGGCGGTCATGAGCCGCGCAATTTCGTTTTCCTTGCGGTGAAGTTCGTCCATCATTTACGTTCCCCCCAAACGATTTTGGCGATGCTGACGCTGGCCACAGCGAAGGCGATTCCGACGATCACAATAGCGCCAGCCATATCTCCGCAGGTCATTAGCAGTAAGCCTCGAATGCGCCGTTGTAGAAGCGGGCGACGTGGTAGCGGTTGCCTTGGAAGGGGCGGATCTCGAAGGTCTCGCCAGCGTCAGACAGATCGGCCATTTCGGTGACGAAGGTCTCGGCATCCGCGAGGTTGTTGAAGAGCATGTGGCCGAGGGCGGTTTCGGTGGTGAGGCGCATTTGCTTGCTCCGTCTTGACTGTGAGAGCAATATGTCATATGACTTATCCATAGTCAATACCTCATATGAGAAAAAAGAGCATGGGACGAAAAAAAATGTGGGCCGAGGATATGCAGGCCCGTTTTGCTGAAGGCACCTTCGAACGAATTGATGCGGTGCGGGAGGATGGCGAGGACCGCACGGACTTCGTTCGAGAGGCCGTCGAACGGGAGCTAAAGCGGCGCATCCGAGGCCCCCGATCTAGTCCGGGTGCGCGCCGGAGCGTATAGGGCGATAGCGGCGCCAGTCAGCATAAAGTAGCCCCGATCAAGCATCGTCGATAATGGGTTGTCGAACAGATACATCCCGACTGGGGTGTAGGTTGCACAAACAGCCGCGATAATGAGCAGGGTCTTTAGACGATCGTCCGTCACTTTCGGTCTCCAGAAGTGACCGACACATCCGCGAGGGCAAACACGATTCCCACGCAATATGCTTCGCCATCCTCGTTGACGATGAACTTCGAGTGCGGGATTTCGGTCTCGTATCGCCAGGAAATTCCCCCATTGTCCCAAACAGCCTTGATCGTTGCCGCAGTCTTCTTCAGCTTTTTGAAGTGCGGACAATCATTGTTTTCGCAATCGTTCTCAAGCAAGCCCTTGCTCGTCAGATATGCTGTTGTCCCATTATAGGCGCCGATCTCGTCGTCGATCGCGCCACGAAATTCCATGAGATCATCACTGGCACCAAACACCGCAACCAAGCCGGCGTCGTTCATCGCGCGGAATAGCTGCGGCGAGCCCTCGTCGCCGTATTTGCTGGTGTTGAGTTGATCTGCCGCTTCATCTCTCGTCATCATCGTTATCCTTCGCTGTTTCGGTTAGCCGGAGACTTCGCACAAGCTCGGACGGTAATGCTGGCCTTGTTGCGCTTCGCGTAAAATTCCTTGGCTGGAGGCTCACCGTCGCCGCCGCCATACGACACCCATGCGTCCTGCTGGAATCTCGCCTTGAGATATTTCGCCGCTCGAACGGCGAGCATCCAATCGTCCGGTTCGATATCTTTGAGAATGATCCTCATTTGCCCTCGCGTTCATCTGCCGGACTTCCCACAAGATCGGACTTGCCGCAGATGTCACACCGCTCGCCGGGTTGCAGATGGCATTCGCCGCAGGGGCGCAACAGCGCCTCCAGGTCGTCAAGAATGCAGATCACGGCGCGGTCGTAATCATCCTGATGTGGTTTCGATAGCTCGCGGCATCGATCGCGCATCGCTTGTGTGGATTTCATTGTTCGGACTCCTGGGGAGTGCGAGTAAGCACGCCATCAATTCGCGTCCATCTCGCTTTTGTGCTGTATGAGGCCACGACAAACTGGCACTCGCAAAGGCCACATACATTCATGCCGAGGTTTCGTTCGTCACCTTCATTGCAGTTCGGGCAATCAATGACCCCGTATTCGCTGGCTCGGAAACGACGGCGCTTATTCATTTGGAGTTTCCTAGTTGCGAAGAGTCCGCGTACTCCCACCCGTCGAATCCGCCGCCGATGTTCCACGGCGCGTAAAGCGGCCGACGAAATGGAGGCTTCCAGAACAACCAGCGAGGCGTGGCCACCCAGTCTCCGCACGGGCAATGATAATTTTCGCTGATCATGCGGGCTCCGTTTCGGCTAGGTGGCAGAGGAAGTCGCAGGCTGGCACGATCGGGTTCGTCATCGGCCAATCTGCGGGGATCTCGTCAATGAATATCCGCACATCATTGATGCGGGTCAGCCGGCAGCCGATCTCGCGGGCATAAGCGGCTGTGCGTGCGAACTTCTCAGGGAAGTGGAATCGGTACAGTGACCAGTAGTCGGGGCTTGTGGCCTTAACGCAGCCCGTCCCGAGGCAATTAGCGTTCGGGAAGCCCATCGCATAGGAGCGGGGCAGCTTGACGCCCCAGCGCTCTACCAAGGCCATGCAGCCCGCCTTGGTCACACCCTGATCGATCAACGGCACTTTTACCTTGAGTTCCGGGAAGTTCGCCTTGAGCCGCTCAAACCTATCCACGTCCTCGGCGTCGGCTGTGTATCCGAAAACATGGGTGTCGGTCGGCTTCTGGAACGCCAAGCGCGGCGCAATCTTCATGGCCCCGGTGCAGGGCGCCCCAGCAATCCCCGACATATAGCGGCGCTTTTGCCAAACATCCCAGACGTTTTCGTATTCGTCTGACTTCAGCAGCGTCATGGTACGCTTGAGCAGTCGCATGATGTCAGCTTCAAAGCGGTAATTGTCTGGATCTTCGTTTGATGTTTCACACCGGACAATCATCCCGTCAGGATGACGCCACAGGGCGAGCTGCGCCATGACAGCGCTGGCGGCGCCGGTAGACCACCAGATAAGGGTTCGCATCATTTTCACTTTCGATCAGGAGAGGTAACCGAAACTATCTGCGACGCATGTTTGATTTTGGCTCTGCGAAATTTGCGGAGCGCCGCAAGTTCGGCGCGGTGCCATGCCTTTACCCTGTCTAGCTCTTGTGACGCCTCGCCTACGCGTACTTCCAGTGCTTGCTCCTGCCTCGCGACTTCTTCGGGAGTCCATGTTCGTGTATCGCGTGGTTTGCTCATTTGCCCTCGCGATCTGTCGATGAAACCGAAAGTGCGAATAGCGGTGTCGCGACCCAGCCACGTTGCACGGCGTCTTCGTTGGGAGGGTCGAGCGACAATTCCATCCCAAATTTGGGGTGCTCAACCCAATAGGCACGCGGCTCTTTCTCTCTTTGGGCAACAGCGAAACGCTCAAAGATGGCCACTATGGCATCGAGCTGCTTCGAGAGCGTCACAACGCCATTAGTATCGTTCGGCCGGCGGATTGCGTGTGACAGTTCCGCGCGCAGACTTTCGGTTACGGGAGAAGACGGCATCATGGTAAAATTCCCTTCACGATCGGCACGAGAAAAATGGTCACGAACACGAACGCGGCGGCGAACAGCACGAACTTCTTTAGACAGCGGGTGTCCTGTGCATCGCTCATAGTGGTCTCACATTGAATTGGCCTTGCTCGATTTGATCGGACACGTAGCCAATCAGGGACGCGCACGCGAATCCGAGAACGAAGATCAGCGCTATCAGGTGAACGTTTCGCCACGCGCACCGGAAGCCCTGGGCGCATGCTTCATCGCGGCTGATCATTGCCGTTCCTCTTGCGCGGAATGTCGTTTCTGATGATCCTGTTCCACCAGGCGACCTGTTCCCAGCACAGCAGCACGATCAGCGGGATGATGATGGCCCATTTCATTTGGCTGTTTCCATCATAGGCTGTGATCGAAAGTCACTCATCGCAGCACCAGCAGCAGATACGCCAGCACGCCCATGATTACCGGCGCCGCGGCCGGGCCAACGTCGAAGATGGTCATCGCGCCCTCATTTTGATCGCCAGCATGAACGGGTCGATCTCGTATTTCTTCCAGAACGCCATCTCGTTCATGGTGTGCTGTTCTGTATGGTGCCGGTTGCACAGCGGTAGCGCCCATTTGTCGGACGGCTTCTCTGCCATGCCCGTGTGTGACTTTCCGTGCGCAAGGGACGCGGTTCGAATGTGCGCGGCTTCCGTATCGATCCCGCCGCAGATGCAGCACGGCTGCGAGCGGATGAAATCCAGGTGGCGTTCGTCACGCTGTCTCGGTTCTCTTTGCCTAAGCATGCTCCACCACTTTCCACGCCTGAAACGCGCTATCGAGCTGATGCCAGATGATGCGGGCTCGCTGGTTGGTCCCAAGCTCTGACCTGGATTCGACGCCGCAGATCAGCCGCACACAATCGGTTGCGTCCTGTGTCTCGTGCCAGTCGTCCTTGCGGGTTTCTTTCAGGAAGGCCGCGAAGACTGGTTCTTCACAGCGAATTCCAGCTTGCTGTGATGGCGGAAGATCGCGCCAATCACGCTTTGCCCCGTCAGGTTGGGGGCTGGGAGCTTCCTGACGGGGCTTTGCGCGGGCCTCCTCTGCAGTGGACTTGAGGGCGGCAATACCGAACCAGCGCTCCTTGCCGTGTACGGGCATGCCGCCGAGAACGTCATAGGCTGCATCGGCATCAGCCAACGGAATTTCCATGACCACCTGGACGACGCCACGAGTCTTGATCAGCTTCCAGTCGGAATACGTGGCGCGGAAAGCATTCATTGCTCGCCCCTATCGTGGCGCCGAACTGCGGCTTGCACAGCGTCGTGGGCAAACGGCGATCCGTTCTTGCGGGCCATTCGCTTCGCCACTTCGCGCCAATTGTTCCAGACGCGGTAAAGGCGAAGCGCTTCATCGATGTCGATGCGCTCTCTCATGCTGCGACCTTCATAAGCGCGCTGCGGCGGTCGGTGACGGCAACCTTGAGCGTCTCCACCTGGGATTTGTCGAGCTGGTAGTCGCGCCGCGCCTTCTTCTGCGCATCCGAGTTCCACCACGTCAGAAGCTGCTCAGGATCGGAGAACCCGGCAATGGCCTCGCGGCATTCCACCATGAACTCATTGCGCTCGATCAGCGTGACCTGCGGAGGCGCGTCCATTTCCTGCTTGAGCGCGTTGACGTATTTGTCGTCGTCGAACATGCCCATATGAACGTCAGCGCCAACGCCGATCATCTTGAGCGCGTTGGTTACGCCGTCCGTAAATGCCTTCTTGAATGCCTCGTCGTCGCCGCGCAGTCCGCTGGATTGCTTCACGACAACCTTGTCGCCGCCGACGCCGAAAACGGTCTTGTCCTTGGTGCCGTACCAAATCGAGGCAGTGCAGAAGACCAGCACTTCGCCGTCCGACCCGGTGACAACCTGGAATATCGGTTCATTGATGCCCCAGCCTTCGCCGCACGGCCCGAATTCTTCCGTCATCCGGCGGTAGGAGTAGATCGGCTTGATTGATGTACCAGAGAAGCCGCCAGACCGCTTGAATGGCTTGGTGTGCTTCGGGTCAGTCTTGCCGAGCCTGTCCCATAGAGCGGTGTTAGACATCCGCCTTCTCCAACGGCTTGCTCTCGTAGGTCACTTGCGCGACCTTGATCTGATGCAAGGCAGCTTCCAGTACTGCGCGGGCTTCCGCGAGTTCGTCCTGTGCCTTGCTTTCGAACGCAGGTCTGAGCGGCAACTGACGAGCATGACGCGCGGCCATCTCGGCGCCGGAGCGGATGAAATTCAGGTGAGGGCGGACCTTCGTGTCCCAATCCTGCAAGGTCATGTTCGCTCCATGCACTGCCGGATCACGGCCAAGTCGCGTTCAAACGGATCGTTGTGCTGCATCCCAAAGGCTGACAGCGCGTCGGCGATGAGAAGGCGAAGGGCCTGCTCGTTCTGTTCGGGTAGAAGTCCGCACTCAACGAGTGCTTCGCACTCTCCAATGAGAGCGGCCGCGGCATATCGCTGGGGATGGCTCACCTGATCGAGGCGCTGCCGCTCCATATCCAATTCAGCCATCGCGCCCATCAGAAGTTCCCCGGTCCGTGCAATGTTTCCTGGATTATCGAATAGAGCCGCATTTCCTTGTTCGGAGCGGGCTCGCCATAGTCGCCGTCAACGACATCGGAATTGTCCTTGAAGTACTCGGCGCACTCTGCGAGATCAGATTCGAGCGTCGCGATCCGCTGGTAGGCGGCCCGAAGTTCCTCGGCGCGGGCATCGATCTGGCGGCCAATGGCAGCGCAGTCATCCGTGAACTTGCCCAGCGTGTCGCTGTCGCTAAACGATGTGTGCATCAATAAATCTCCCCGTCGCCGTTCTCGATGCTGAATTGATTGTCGTCGAATTGGTCGTCACTGAGTTTCCAATCGGCCTTCCGACTGCAGGCGCCGATGTCCCGAAGGTGCTTGAGTGCCGTCCAGCAGCCGTAGTCGATGACGTGTGCGGCGTGCTGCGGTTCGGGCTGTGGGGTGCGGGCGAGCATGTTAGAACACCAGAAACGAGAGCGCGGCGATGTACGGCGCGGCCAGCAACGCGAGAAGGGCTGTGAAGCCGTAGAGCTGTGCGTCTGACATCTTCCTCTCCGTTTTCTAAATCAGTCCGGGGTGGCGGTTCTCGTTGGGCAATAACGATGCGTGCAAAACTTGTGCAGTAAGGCGTCTGCCTTCAGACCGCATTCCTGACATTTTTCAACCAAATCCAGCCCCGCCAAGATTTTGTCGGCGATATCTCCTGCCGCATCATCCCAGCCGCGATGGCGCGGCCAATCCTTTGGTTCGGGATCATAGTGCTCGCGGATCAGGGTAATGATTTCTTCGCGCGTGATGGGTGCTTTGGCTTTGACGCCGCGAAATGCTTGTTGGCATTCTTCGCAGTCTTCTGCGCCGCAATCATAAAGAGGCATGGGGTCACCTATCTCTATTTGGCTTGATGTCGAACTGGGCAAGGTACTTTTCGGCACCCGCGCGGGTCTTGAACGTCTTGGACGTAGCGCCTGTGTGGGCAGTGAACTTGCCGTGAAGTTCGGCAATGCCGCGGATCGAGGTTTCGTTGTTTCCGTTGTCTTGGGTCTTCATGTCGGTCTCCACTGGGAGGCTTCTGTTGCAGTTTCAATTAGACGCAATGCATCTTTGGCAATTTGCTTGGCGTATTTCGGCACGTTCTTCTCATCCAAAGACCGGATGCGTCGGAGGTACGTGATTGCGATTTCAAGTCTCGTCATCACGCCACCAGCGCAGCGAACCGCTCGTTGGTCAGCTTCAGCCAGCCAGCGCCCATCCAAACCTTGACGGTGGTGCGGCCGAACGCGGTGACGGGGGTATATTCCTTGATCTTGCCGGCGGCGTAGAGCGGGGCCAGAACTGCGATGGCTTCGGCTTGATTCTGGAAGGTCTTGGTCATTTGCTCTCTCCCGATCTGGTGAGAGCAGTATCACCATAAGTGATATCCAAGCGCAAGCGAAAAAATCACTCCGGGTGATTTATTTTCGGTGGCGGTATTATGTTCCCGTTTTGGTCACGGTCTTGGCGATATCCACAATCATCCGGCGCTCGCCTGGTTTTGCATGTTCCCAGATCGACCAGATTGCATCCCCGTCCGTTGGGTTCCTCATCAACAGGCTCGCCGCGTCGGTCTGGAGGGCCTCAGCGATGGCTTCCAGGGTCTCCTGTGTATAGCCGCGCTTTCCGTTCTCCAACATGGACAGGTGGCTCTGGGTCATGTCGAGCCGCTCGGCGAGCTGTTCTTGGTTGAGGTTCCGGTACTCCCGCCATTGCTTGATGAAGGTCGGGCGGAATCGGTTCCGTGGGGGCGGTTTTCTCATCCCACCATTGAAAACAGGTGCCATTTCAGGTCTATCGGCTGCCGGTGATAAAATCACTTGCGGTGATTATCACCATGGGTTATAAGGGGGCATGGCAAAGCCCGATAAGACCCATCCTCTCTTCCACTGGCGCAAGGCCAATGGCAACCGATCCTTACAATCGGTCGCCGATGAAGTCGGTTGTACGCAGTCGCACCTTTCCGAAATCGAGAACTGGAAAAACGAGCCGTCGCTCGAACTCGCTGCGCGTCTTCACACGCACACCGGGATCGACATGAAGAAGTTCGTCAAGGTAACGGAACCTGCTCAATGATGCAGCCGCACCCCGTTCCAGATGTGCATGCACGCGGTCGCCTTGCCGTCGAGCGCATGACGCGCGGCCCGGTTGCTTTCGTCGGCGCCCGTGAGGGAACAAATCAAATTCAACTGCGCGCCGGAATCGATCACCCAGCCGACGCAGCGCAGCACTCCATTCACCTTTCGAAATGCTCCGAATCCATCGATATAAACGGGTGGAAGGCTCGCAGCCTGCATCAAAAGTTCCTCGTCGGTCATAAGCACCCCCGCAACACACTCGTGGCGTCCCAGGGGCCATCTTGTGTCGGGAAGATGACACAAGGCAACAAGAATCACGCTGTAGCTTCATCACAAGTTTTCGCACGCAAGAAGTGGTCAATATTGACCACCGTAGCGTCAGCAAAACTGACCAACACATCAGATTACCATCCGCTCTTTATTCCCATTGCGCCGGAATCCTCTCTCGGCGTGATCGCGCCTGCCGTTGACAATCCTCCCCCATGCCCGGCAGCGGCAGGCGCCAGCAATTCAGGTGCATCATGACGCACTGGAGAACGAGCCGATCAGCCCTCGGGGGGCGGTATGAGCGACTGACCGGCTCTCCATCCGCGCATGTTACGCCGCGCGATTCGATCTTACTTCATCCCGGAAATCTTTCGCTCCCACGCTCTGATTTCACGCAAGCGGTGCTCGACGTACTCCAGCTCCTCTGCGCGTTTTTGCTCGTCTCCGCGACTGGGTGCGGGATCGCGTTTGCTTTCTTCGTCCTCGTTTTTGTTCGTCTCTAGGTATCTGACCACGTTCGCGGTTGCCGCCGCTAGCGTGATGAAGCTCAAGGGTTCGTTATCGTTGTCCGCCTTCTTCATGTCCGAAAGAACAACATGAAGGAGTTTGCAAGTGCGAAAAAAGGGTTTGCCGATGTCTGACGCTGCGTATCTGGATCAAGCCGCAACATGGTCGAAAGACTTAACGCGCATGAAGGCGCGAGGACCAGGCGACACTGAAAACGCAATGCGCCGTATCGAACGTGAGTATGGAGTTGATTACGGTTTCCTCTGGTCGCTTCGTTATCGCCGGGACCGGCTGAGGACAATTAGCATCTCGGTCTACGAGGGCATCAGGGCGGCTTATCGCGCAGAGTGTGCGGCACAAATGCGAAAGCTGGAACATGAAATCGTTCGAACCGAGGAAATCGCCGGGGCTGATAGCGCTGCTGTTCGCGCGGCTAAGGCTCTTTTGGGAGAGGATTCGTAAATGACCTATCTCCCTCCATCCCCCTTCCTGACTTCAGCCTGCCCTTATCAGGCCGAAGCTCTGCCCGCCGCTGGCTCCGGCACCGAGCATCTCGTGGCGGGCAGATCAATCCCGATCGACTATGAGGCGCTGTTCGACGCGATGCTACCGCCCGAACCGCCGCCGCTATTTTTGCGCAAGCCGAGCCAGGCATTTTTACGAGCGTTGTTTGAACTGAGCCGATAACCACGGAGACTTTATGCGCAACCAGGTGAATTCGATTTGGACTGACCATCGGACAACCAACCTCAAGGATCTATGGTTGTCCGGCCTCTCGGGCTCAGAGATCGCGGCATCGATAGGGGTTACGCGCAGCGCTGTTCTCGGGAAGGTTTTCCGTCTCGGGTTGGGCGGACGGGATTGCGACAACAGGATTTACGTCAAGAGAACGCCAGAACAGCTTGAGGCCACCAAACGAGAAAAGGCCGAGCGCAGACGAGAGCGCAGGCGCAATCACAGGGTTACCGTCGTGAGGTCCGCCATCAACCTGGAAGCGCTTCGCTGTGTCGAGGTCGAGCCGCTGCACAAGAGCCTCGTGGATCTTGGCCGCAATGATTGCCGATATCCATACGGTGACGGCCCGCAATACACGTTCTGTGGCCAGCCTCAGATGGAAGGCCGCAGCTATTGCGGGGGACACTTCGCGCTAACGCTCAGACGTGGGTGGGGATCATGAACCTCTACGACATCATCATCGACAGGACGCCGCTAGAAAAATCGATCCACATCGAAACCATGCGCGCCGAACTGTCTGACCTTGGCATGACCGTAGTCAGCACTGAGTGGTTACAGCGGAAGCTCGTAGCCGACAAAATTCGCGAACGGCATCTGGAGGAAGTGCAATGAAGCCAAATCTCAGATTGCTTCTCAAAGCCAAGCGTCTTGCCCTGGCAAAAGCCGCTCCCAAATCTCGCGACCGTATCCGCAGGCAGTTGAGGGCGCTGGAAGTCGCTCGGCAGCTCCGCAAAGAGGCGAAAGCAGCGTGACCGAGCGCCTTCGCCAGTCCGTCCTGACCAGCGAGCTGGAGCGCTATTTCTACTGCGGCTGGTCCTATCTGATGCCCGATTTCGACAAGCCCAACCATTCCATCGTCGAGTGGCTGAGCGACAAGCTTCCAGTTTATCCGGCAAACCGCGTTCCCGATCCTCAAACCGAGAATAAGCATGAGCGAGCCACAAGCGGGGCATAACGGACAGCTTAAGGCGATTGTCGATCGCGTCGTCAATTTGGAGGACCAGAAGAAGGATCTCAGCAAGGACATCGCCGAGATTTACCTGGAAGCCAAGGGCGGCGGGTTAAATCCATCCGCCATTCGCGTGATCGTTCGCAAGAAGCGGCAGGACGCCAAGAAGGCAGCCGCCCTCGAAGCGGAAGTGCAGGCTTACATGGTTGCGATGGGAATGGCCTGAACGATGGATATTGGCGATATGGTTGCAGAGCTAATCGAGGCTGGATGTGCGCCTGATGTGGCTGCTTCCGTCGTCGCTCGCGCGTATGTTGCGGGTGTAAATTCCACCGGAATTCCGCGGAATCCGGTGGATAAGGTAGCGGAGAAAAGGCGCGCTTATGATCGTGAAAGGAAGCGTAATTCCACCGGAATTCCACCGGAATCCACCGGAATTCCAGAAGCGCCCTCTATACCTTTAGATAATAAGAAAGAGAAGAAAGATAGAGGCGGCCAACTGGCGGAAGCCTGGAGACCGGATGAGGTCCGTTGGACAGCCGCTAGTCGAAAGCTCGGTGTCGATGGGGCCGAACGGGAGCTAAACAAATTCACATCACACCATCGGGCGAAGGGCACAGTTTTCAAAAATTGGAACTTCGCTTGGGATAAATGGCTGCTGAATTCTGAGCAATGGGCGCCAAAGCAGGTTGCCGGGGTCGGGGTCGTCAATCCGGATGCCGTCAATTGGCGAGCCGCTTTGCAAAGCTACAAGAATTTCGGGAACTGGCCGAAGGGCCACGGCAACGATCCGACATCGCCAGCCTGCCGAGCCCCGCCTGAGCTGCTGCGAGAGTTCGGCTTAGAACTTCGGAGGATGGCATGATCCGCGACCCCTCAGACGGCAGCGTAAGGCAGCCGAAGCCAAGCGAGCCGCGCGCAGAAAACCATAGCGGCGCGCGCGGGGTGCAAACTGGCCCGCTGATCGATATCGCCACCTCCGGCCTTCCGCCAGCAGCATCCAGGGACGCGGATCGTCATAAGCGTTCGCGGGAATGGCTGGAGAATTACCGCGCCGGCAAGATCAAACCGAAGGAATCCTGAAATGCACGGGGCCTCAATGACCACCAAGAACATCCGCCGCACTGGAATCCCGATTCTCAACATTGTGGACGTTGAACGCCGCTTCCTTCGCTCCTGCAAGACGCTACGGGCCGTCCCTGACCGTGAGCGGAGGTTTCAGAAGGTGGAGAGTTGCTGGCCTGAGTACGTCTTGGATATCGCTGAGGCCTATGGCTACACGGAAGCCCAGATGCCCAAGTTCAGGCCAACCCCGTTCGACGTGAGCGACATGCTGGACGCGCTTGCTTGGGCGAGGCCGCTGCAGGACAACGAGTTTAGGCTAGCATGGTGGCGCTCGTTTGATTTATCATTTGGACAGATCGGCCGGCGCATGGGGAAAAGCGATGAAACGGCCCGTCGATACTACCGCGAGGTGATGGTCAAGCTGTGGACAGCGGCAAATGCACAACATCTTGCGCCAGCCGCTTGACATGTGTGGCATTTGTGGCAAATGTGGCACTCGAAGCAGATAGAGTGGTGATTTGCGCCCGTCCGGAGAAATCCGCGGCGGGTTTTTTTGTTGGAGCCATCATGGCCTGCGACATCTGCGATTCAAACTGGGTATGTGAAACCCATCCCGACAAGCCATCTGACATCACAAGCGACAGGAAAGACGCCTGTCATTGCGGAGGGGCGGCGATGCCGTGCAGGGCGTGTGGTGGGGATTTTCAGGATAAAGGGCAAACGTTTGTGATTCAGGGCAATGGTATTTCAACCGGGTAAATCAGGCAATCCAGGCGGACGGGCGAGAGAGCGGGTATTCACCGACGCTCTGCGCATGGAACTTGCGGCTGCAGGCGATGACAACAAGGCGCTTAGGGCCATTGCGAAGAACCTGATCAACCTCGCCCAGAAAGACGACGAGAAGGCTTTGCCGGCGATCAACGCCATTGCTGATCGGTTGGAAGGCAAGCCAGCGCAGGCGATCATCGGTGGAGACGAGAGCGATCCGGCCATCAACGTCATTCACAGAATCGAGCGGGCGATTGTCAACTCTTCGGATTCCGACAGCGAAGGTCTTCCAACCACTTCTTGAGCCGTCGCGCTACAAGGGCGCATGGGGAGGCCGAGGCTCCGGAAAGTCGCATTTCTTCGGCGAGATGGTTTGCGAAGAATGCATGCTGGTGAAGTCCACGCGGGCGGTCTGCATTCGTGAGGTTCAACGGACGTTGGCGCAGTCGTCCAAGCACCTGATTGAGACCAAGATCAGGGAGCTAAACCTACAGAACGAGTTCAAGGTCTGGAATGACAGGATTGAGACACCAGGCGACGGCCTGATCATGTTCACTGGCATGCAGGACCATACGGCGGACAGCATCAAGTCGCTGGAAGGATTTCGGATAGCATGGATAGACGAAGCACAGACGCTGAGTTCCAGATCATTGTCGCTTTTGCGACCAACTATCCGTGCAGAGAACTCGGAGTTGTGGGCAAGCTGGAACCCTCGGCGCAAGAGCGATGCGATCGACGACTTCTTGAGAGCGAAGAAGCCTACCGGGTCTATTGTCGTCAAAGCGAACTGGAGAGACAATCCCTGGTTTCCCAGCGTTCTGGCGGACGAACGAAAGCTTGACCTTGAGCTATACCCAGAACGTTACGATCACATTTGGGAAGGAGATTACGCCAAGGCATTCGAGGGGGCCTATTTTGCAAGCCTATTATCGGAGGCCCGCCGATCAGGTCGTATTGGCAAGGTCACCGCCGACCCACTCTTACCCATCCGTGCATTCATCGATATCGGAGGCTCTGGCGCCACGGCCGACGCCTTCACCATCTGGATTGTCCAATGGGTCGGCCAGGAAATCCGAATCCTAGACTATTACGAAAGCGTAGGCCAGGTCCTAGCGTTTCACGTCAACTGGCTGCGCAAGAACGGCTACGAAAATGCCATCCTGTATCTGCCGCATGACGGCGTGAACGAGAACAACGTCACCGGCAAGCGCTATGAAGACCATCTGAGGGAGGCCGGCTTCAACGTCGAGCCGCCAGTCAAGAACCAGGGCAAGGGCGCCGCGTCACTCAGAATCGAGGCCGTGCGTCGCCTTGGCCCGAAGATGTACTGGAACGAAGACACCACGGAGGCGGGCCGCGATGCGATCGGGTTCTATCATGAGCGCAAGGACGAACAGCGGAATGTCGGGCTTGGACCGGAACATGATTGGTCCTCACACGCTGCGGACGGGCTCGGCCTGATGGCGATCTGTTACGAGGATCCGGGCAGGGCTGCTAACTTCAATCGAGCGATCAACTACCGAGAGCAGGGCTACGCCTGATGGCTAAGATGAAAGCCGATGATCTCAAATCCATACTCGCCGCGGAGAAGGCGGACGCGCTCGCTGCGATCTCGGCTGCCCGCCTTGCCGAAGAGCGCGCCGATGCGATGGACTATTACCTGGGCAATATGGCCAAGGACATGCCGGCGCAGGATGGCCGGTCGAGGGCTGTGTCAACCGACGTTGCGGACACCATCGAGGGCCTGATGCCAAGCCTGATGGACATCTTCGCAGGCTCTGATGAGGTTGTGCGGTTTGAGCCTGTTGGCCCAGAGGACGAGGAAGCCGCCCAGCAGGAAACCGACTACGTGAACCATGTGTTCATGCAGCAAAATCCAGGCTTCATGACGCTGTACTCGTTCGTCAAGGACGCGCTGCTGTCCAAGGTCGGCATTGTCAAGGTATGGTGGGAAGAGAGCGAGCAGGAGGAGCGGGAGACCTACTACGACCTGAGCGATGATCAGTTTGCATTGCTTGCGCAGGCTGTGGCGGCGTCTGACGGGATGATGAAGATCGTTGCGCATACCGCGAATGGTGGGGCTGGCGAGCCTGTGGAAGCGGCTTACTGATGGACGCCATGACGCC